ACAAATTCTGTTACAAAAGCAGAATTCTTTCCTGCCCACAATAAGAATATTCCTTTTTCTATTTTATCTTCTATATCCTTAATTGTATAGTTATCTTGATACTTTACAGCTTTTGCTATATAGGGTTTACACCTTTCCCATTCAATTTCCCAAGGATCTTTCTTCGCTTGGTTTATATCAACTACCTTATTAGTCGCCTCTTGCATATTCTACAATACTCATATGTATATCTAAATTACCAGCATGGTTGCCTTGTACTTTTATTATTTCTCCTTGATGAATAATAATAGGTCTTTCTAATAACTCTGAAGTGCTATTAGCACTTATAACCTTGCCATTAAAAAGATTAAAAGTATCAGAACCATGTGTATTAGTAACATCTATTTGTGTTTGTTGTCCTTGATGTTCACATACTAAAAATGATTGTATTACTGAAAAAGTAAAATCATCTCCTGATGGAGCTGTATAAACCGTATAGTCAGTATTAGCTAAAGTAATATTAATATGTACGTTTTCAGCTCTTTGTATATACTGTCTTTGTGAGGATAAATCCATTATCTTCTACCTCTTGGTTTGCCATCTACTCGTATTTTACCAACTTGAAAATCTTGGGTTAGTGATCCTGTTACTTTCATAGATACTTGTCTTGCACTAAACCTTGCATCGGTATAACCGTCTGTATCAAAAGTAAAGTTACCAAAATCTGTTTCTGCACCAAGCGGTGTAAACCTACCTTTAAATCCTACTGTTATGCCTGGTAATGTTGCTGCTTCTTCATCTGGAATAATCTGATTTACTTGTACCACTCTATCGCCATTACCTATTTCTATTGGTGCGCTTTCACAAAATGGTACTTGCGTTCCTATTCCTGGTGAATCAAATAAAACTCTCTTATCATGCTCATAGACATTACCGCTTGAATCACATGCTAATGGGTAATCAAATACACCTTGGTCTACCCAACAGCTTCTATCCATTGATCCTATTGACCATACGTTATCCAAGTAATTCCAAATAACATATTTGTTTGGTGTTGATTGATAGTCATCGCCAACTGGAAAGAACCACCATATTTCATTAAAGTCTATATTATGTGTGCCAAAAGTATTTTCTTGATTTTCAACTCTTATGTTATCAAAAATAAAATCATGCACATCTGACTTAAGTTCTCTTAGCTTTCCATCAAATGTAAAGAATGAGTTTTCACCTATCCAAGATAAAAATCCACCAGATGATGCTATGGCTCTTGGGCTGATAGCTTTACAGTTTACACCAGCATCTTGTACACCATATACAAAAGGTGAGCCTACATAATAAAGCCTATTAATACCAACATCTGTAAAAATAATAATATCGTTCTGCCATTTAACTGCATATAAAGCTCTACCGCCTGTTGGTATTTGCAGATCACCTGCTGTATTTCTAGCAGTAGATGTCCAGTTAGTATTATCTTCTCTATCTGACCAAGATACTCTTCTTGGATCTGTGTATGATCCTATGGCTATTAAATGTCTTTCATTACTAACTATAATAGCTTGACAGCCTATTGGAGAATTACTGATTTGTGTAGCTATAGTATCTGGTGATCCTGATCCTGCATCTGGTCTCCATTGGTATATCTTACCGTCACTAGAACAACAGAAAACTAAATGCTCTCCCCAGTTATCAAATGAAAAATGATCTACTTTAAGTGCTAGTGTAGATGTTGATCTTTCGTCACCGTAATCTTCTTCACCGTAATCGTATGTACCGTAACCAGTTGATGAATTTACTATATCGCCTACAAAACCTGACGGTGTTATATCTATCCAAGCATCTTCATAAAATACATAGACTTTGCTTCTAGTGCCAACTGCTAAAACTTTTTCTCCGTCATTGGTTCTATAAGAATACATAGCTATTGGTGTGCCTACTAAGGTAGTACCTTCAAAATTTGTCCAACCGCCTATTGGTTTTAGATAACCGTTTTCAAAACGTACTAAATCACCATCTACCCAACGTCCTTTGTTAGCGTAGTCAGTACCGTTTTTGATTATTCCTGCGGGTGGTGTAATTGGGTATAGGGCCATTGTCAGCTCCTATACTGTACGTTTCCACATATATGCAACTATGTATGGTTGTAAGTTATTATGCGCTTCACCGCCACCTGTGGCTTGTGTAGTTTGTGTTGATGTTGGCGCACCACCAGCAACCTCTATTTCTCCAGTACCACCTGGATTATCACTAGTGCTTAATGAATGTGTATGTGATGGTATTTCACTAATAGAAAGCGTATGTGTTTTTGCACCTCCAGTCTCTTCTGCTGTGTCAAAATCTGTATCACCAGAGTCTAAACCAACTATAACCTTACCAGCTCCGAAAGCTACCCATGTACCAAAGCCAAGCAATGTTGCTGGATTAGTTGAACTGGTTGCATTGATATAAATAGATCCAACTGGATATACTTTTTCTAGCACGTTAGTACCATCGATTTGTAGCTCGCCACCAGTAGTATTGACATTACCACTAGCGGTTACAGTTGTTGCTGTTACTGTAGTTGCTGCAACAGTTGATGCTGAATTAGCACCGATAGCAGTACCATCTATTGCACCGCCATTAATATCTACTGTAGTTAATGTAGATGTACCGCTTATTGTTGCGCTGTTTAATGTAGCTAAACCAGTTGTTGATAAAGTAGTAAATGCACCTGTAGAAGCTGAGTTAGCTCCTATTGTCGATCCATCTATAGCACCACCATTGACATCAATAGTTGTAAAAGATGCTGTACCAGTAGAGGTTAATGTTCCTGCAACTGTTAAAGTTTTACTGCTACCGACATTAAGACCAACACTAGTTCCGTTACCAGCGTCTGCAAATATATTATCAATTTGATCTAAATCGGTATTTAATCTTGTTCCCCACTCGTTAGTAGCGCCTCCTACTTGTGGTTTTCTCAAGTTTAAATTGGTGGTATAGGTATCTGCCATGATGCTTACTTCTTAATTTTAGATTTAATTAATTCAATCCATTGTGGTTTTTTTTTATATATTATAAACCCAACAACTGCTATTAGTATAATTATTTCTATTAATGTTTCCATTACTAAGATTCTAAAGTTTTTGTTACTGACGTTGGATTTTTTTGATTTTCTATTTGTGAATCTAAAGCAGATTTTAAGTTTGCTACTTCTTCTTCACCCATAGCAGTTTCAACCCAACCCTGTACTTGTGAACTTGTCACGCTTTCAAAGTTTGTGAAGTTTGAAAGGTCTGAAGTATCAAGGCTTTGAGTACCATAGACTGAAGCAACGTAAGGATTACCTTCTGCATCGACTTCAGTATCGGTAGCGTTCAAACGCCAGTGTACTAGATAAATCACATTGCTGTGACCTTCTTCGGATGGGTACACATCAACTGTGTTTACATTCCATGTATAAGTTATTGCCATTTTTTTTCTCCTTTATTAATTAGGTTTGTTGGGAAATACAACATCATCAATAGATGTTATATCATTATTATTGCTTGGTAAATCTCTTAATGATTGCCTGTATATTGCCCATTCTGTTTTTTTAGAATCAGATAAAGGACTATCAGGCATTAATGTCCAATCTGATTCTTTGAGTAAAGCATCACGTTTTAATCTTAATATTTCTAAAGCATTATCATTTCTTATAACTGCTTCACCATTAATAACTTTATATTCATTGGGTTGAAAACTACCTTCAATAATACCTTGCCCATCTGATAGACCAACTTCATCTATTTCTGCAATAGTAGTTGTTGAGTATTCTATTTCGCCAGTTTCTAAGTTGTATATAGTAAATATATTCATTATCTTGTGTTATCCATCATTACATTAAGTGAAAGTTGAGTATGATTATAGCTTCCTGAGAAATATACTCTCCAGTAAACAGTTGATTGTGAAGTAGATAAGGTAGTAATTTGCCCAGTATAAACATAAGTATATCCTCTATATGTTCCAGCACTCCAAGATATATTAGTATTACCACTTGCATTAACCCATGTAGAATTATCTAAAGAATATTGAACTCTACCACCACTTACATCGCCAAGAACTCCTGAGAAGATAGCAACATAACCAGCATTATCTCTAACCTCAGTAATTGTTACTGGTACAAAAGAAGCATTACTGCCTGTATAAGGTGATGTTCTTTGTACATACGCCTGACCATCTCTAGCTAATGGGAACTTTGTTCCTGCTGTTACATGACTTTTAATGGTTGAACTAACATTATCAAAACTTTTAACATTTAATAA